TTCCTGCAGCAGGACCAAGACGCCCACATCCAGGTCCATCAGATGCTGATGCAGGACCCACAGGTGCAGGAGGCCATCGGGCAGAACCCCCAGGCCCAGACCATGCAAGCGGCGTTGATGGCCCACATCGCGGAGCACGCGGCGTATCGGTACCGGCTCGACGTGTCGCAGCAGCTGGGCATGCCCCTGCCCGACCCGGAGGAGACCATCGACCCACAAGTCGAGCGGGAGATCGCACCGTTGCTGGCCCAGGCAGCGCAGCAGACTCTGATGCAGAACCAGAAGCAAGCGGCCCAGAAGCAGGCACAGCAGCAGGCTCAAGACCCTGCGTACGCGCTGGAGCAGGCCAAGCTGGCGCTGTCCGCACGCGAGGTGGCAGACAAAGAGCTGAAAACCAAAGGCACCCTGGCCATCGCCGCCGACCGCCTGGAGCTGGACAAAGAGAAGTTGGGGCTGGAGGGGCAGCGTGCCACGGCCGACACATTCTTGCGTGCCCACCAGCAGGCCAGTAGTAATCAGCCGCAGGCACCTGCACAAGGGGGCACACCATGATCGAGAACTTTTGCCAGACGCTGCTGCGCCACCTGGACGAAGAGATCGGTGTCCGCATCGAGGCGGTTATATCCGGGACTCCGTCCCGCGAGACAGACGAGCGCAAGCGCGGCGAGATCGTCGGCATGCGGTTGGCACAGGATGAGATACGCACACTCTTGCAGCGTGCGCGGAAAGCAGAAAACGAAGAATAGCCACTTCCGGTGGGTTGGCTCCACCCCGTCTTGACACGGTATGTCACGCGAAGAGGTAAATATGAGCAATCTGATTCTCCCGGAAGGGTTTGTCGTTCCCAAAGTGGACGTGGCGGATGCGCCAGCACCCGGGGCTACCGACGAGGTGAAAGCCAAAACGGTACCCATGCCAGCAGGCTACCGCCTGCTGTGCGTTGTGCCCGAGGTGAAAGACACTTTTGATGGCACTGGCATCATCAAGGCCGACATGGTCAAGAGCGCGGAAGAACTCACGTCTCACGTGCTGTTCGTGCTCAAGGTTGGGCCGGATGCGTACAAGGACGAGAAGAAATTCCCGACCGGCCCCTGGTGCAAAGAAGGCGACTTCATCTTGTGCCGGGCCTACGCAGGCACCCGGTTCAAGGTGTTTGGCCGGGAGTTCAGGCTGCTCAACGACGACCAAGTCGATGGCACTATCGAAGACCCTCGCGGCATCGGCCGTGCTTGAAGGAGAGAACCATGCCAGAAGCATACAAATTCCCAGATGAAGACGAAGACACAGGTACCTCGGTAGACAAGGAAACAGCGCAGGACCTGGAGGTCGAGATCGTTGACGACACTCCGGAAGCCGACCGTGGTCGGGCGGCGCTGAACGAAGAAGTGCTGGACCCCACGGACGACGAAGTGGCAGAGTATTCTTCCAAGGTGCAGGACCGCATCAAGAAGCTGACGCACGCGCGTCACGACGAGCGCCGCGAGAAAGAGAAGCTGCAGCGCGAGCGCGATGAGCTGGAGCGTATGACCCAAGGTGTCATCGCGGAACGTGACGAGTTGCGCAAGCAGTACGGCAAAGGCGTCGAGGTCATGACGACCCAGGCCAAGACCATGGCCGACACCGAGGTCGCGGCAGCCAAGGCGAAATTGAAGGCGGCACACGAAGCGTTCGACACGGACGCCATCGTGGATGCCCAGGAAGAGCTGAACTCAGCGCAGATGCGTAAAGCGTCCGTTGAAAATATGCGCTTTGCGCCTGCACAAACTCAGGAAAAAGTGGTAGAGTCGCACGCAACGACTCAAAAGTCTGGGCCGACCCTTCATGAAAAGACAGCCAAATGGATGTCCAACAACAAGTGGTTTGGTCAAGACGGCGATCCAGCTTTGACCGGCTACGCACTCGGGTTGCATCAGAAAATGGTCGCTGAACATGGTGATGCTTATGGCACCACTGACGAGTATTACTCGCGAATCGATACGGCAATGCGCCGGGCTTTCCCCGACAAGTTCTCTGCCGGTACCAAAAAACCCACGAATGTTGTGGCTTCGGCTACACGTGTTTTGGCACCACGCAAGGTGCAGCTGACGTCCACGCAAGTGGCGCTGGCCAAGAAACTTGGAATGACCCCCCAGCAGTACGCTGCTGAAGTTGTGAAACTGGAGGAATAGCATGGCAACCATCGACCGTACACCTCGTGAGCAGACCTCACGCGAGACAGAGAAGCAGTATCAGTATGTGCCAGCCAGTACGCTGCCAGACCCGGTACACGACCCCAAGTTTGCCTACCGCTGGGTTGCGACCCATGTGATGGGTACGCTGGACCCGATGAACGCTTCCAAGCGTTTCCGGGATGGTTGGGAACCGGTAAAAGCAGTGGATCACCCAGAACTACACCTGTCGGCCAACAAGGACGGCAACGTGGAAATTGGAGGGTTGATGCTCTGTCGTATGCCCCGCGAACGTGCCCAGGCACGGGACCGGTACTACCAAGAGCAGAACGAGGCGCAGATGCAGTCTGTGGACAACAACTTCATGCGTAACAGTGACGCCCGGATGCCGTTATTTGCCGACCGCCAGTCGAGCGAAACGCGGGGTCCAGGATTCGGCAAAGGTAATTCTCGTTAGGAGGACTTAAATGTCAACAGTAGCAGCACCCTACGGGCTTCGTCCCGTTAATCTGCTGGGTGGTCAGCCGTACAACGGCGGTGCCATTCGTCAGATTCCCATGACGGTCAACGTCGCCACACCTATCGGGTTTGGTGATGTCGTTGAAATTGGCATTGCTTCGGCAGGCCAGCCAACGGCGCGACAGTCAACCCCCGTCGCCGGTACTACCGGTGGCATCCTTGGTGTTTGTGTCGGCGTCAGCTTTATTGACCCCGTGCTCAAGCAGCAGCAATTCGCCAACTCGCTCCCTGGTGGTGCTGTGACCGCCGGTTACACCAATATCATGGTCCTGGTGAACGACGACCCCAACCAGCTGTATCAACTGCAGTCGGCCGGTTCCGTTGCCCGTACTGTGCAGGGTAAATTCTGCGCATTGGGTAACTTCACAGGCGCTGTCGGCGCGTACGGCAACTCGCAGTTGAATGGTGGTACCCCCGCCAACACCGCGACGCTGGCCATGCGTATCGTGGACTTCGCATCTACCCCTGGTGACGCCTTTACGGACTTGATCGTCAAGTTCAATTTCGGTGTCCTCATGTGGCAGAACACCATCGTTACGGCCAACTAAGGAGAAAGCACCATGGCAATTTCACGCTCGCAACTGCTCAAAGAGCTGCTCCCCGGCCTTAACGGTCTGTTTGGCCTGAGCTACAAACAGTACGAAAACCAGCACACAGAAATCTTTGAAGTCGATTCTTCGGATCGTTCTTTTGAAGAAGAGACCAAGCTGGCAGGCTTTACCAACGCCCCGGTGAAGACCGAAGGTTCTGGTATTGTCTATGACTCCGCGCAGGAGGCGTTCACGTCTCGCTACGTGCACGAGACCATCGCAATGGGCTTCTCCATCACGGAAGAAGCAGTGGAAGACAACCTGTATGACAGTCTGTCTGCCCGCTATACCAAAGCGCTGGCCCGTGCCATGGCCTACACCAAGCAGGTGAAGGCTGCCGCAGTTCTGAATAACGGTTTCAGCAACACTGCTCTCGGCGGTGACGGTGTCTCCCTGTTCGGCGTCAACTCCGGTTCCACTCGCGTGGGCCACCCGCTGGTTAACGGTGCGGTCAACTTCAACTCGCCTTCGGTGGGTGTGGACTTGAACGAAACGTCGATTGAAGCGGCCGTCATCCAGATTCAAGCCTGGACTGATGAGCGCGGTCTGCTGTTGGCAGCCAAACCCCGCAAGCTGATTGTGCCCCCGGCATACCAGTTTGTGGTCAAGCGCGTCTTGGGTTCTGACGCTCGCGTTGGTACTGCGGACAACGACCTGAACGCGTTGAAGGCTCTGGGAACCATTGGTAGCGGCTACGCCATCAACAACTTCCTGACCGACTCAAACGCCTGGTTCATGCTGACCGACGTGCCTGACGGCCTGAAGATGTTCCAACGTGTCGGTATGAAGACCGCCATGGAGGGAGACTTCGAGACTGGAAATGTCCGCTTCAAAGCACGTGAGAGGTATTCTTTCGGGTATTCGGACTCCCTCGCGATATGGGGGTCTGCAGGATCAACCTGAACAAGGGTTTCTTGCTATCAAAAAAGGAGCTTCGGCTCCTTTTTTCATTTTTGCAAAAACAGAAAACTACATAGTTATTGCAAATCACCGTGCATTGAGGTACACTACGGTTTCTTTTTAAGGAACTTTATGTTTTACACCTACAGCTACCGTGACCCAAGACCCTCCAAAAACATGCAGACGGTGTATGTTGGAAAAGGAAAAGATAGGCGCGCCTGGAACCACTGGGAGAAAGCGGTTCACGGCAACAAAGGTTTTGGTAATTTCTTGGCACTATTGCGCCAGCTTTCTCTGGCACCCGTAGTAACGATACTTCAGGAGTTTGAAGACGAGGCCGCTGCTTTTGTGGATGAGATGCGGTTGATCGCGTTGTACGGTCGCAGGGACATTAAGACGGGAACGCTTTTCAACCTCACCGATGGCGGAGAAGGCTTCACCGGGGCGGTGCGCACAGAAGAGTGGAAGGAAAATATCAGGCGAGGTAACGGGTCGCCGGAACACGTCGCCGCCAGTGCAGAACGCACCCGGCAGAACTGGGCAAACCCTGATTTCCGTGCCAAGGCAGTCGCGGCTATTCGCACCGCGTTACAAGACCCAGAAGTTATCGCACGGCGGGAGGCGGGCAAGGCGGCATTCATCCACACGGATGCGTTCAGGGAAACGATGCGCGCGGCTACAGCCCAGATGTGGACGGACGACGGATACGTGGAAAAGGTCAAGGCCGCGCAGCGCCAGGCACAAGGCACTCCAGAAATGCGAAATATAAAAGCGAAGAACAGTGCAACCACGTGGGCAAAGACAGAAGTTCGGGCAAAACGCACGAAAGGAATACAGGCAGGTCGAGGTACTGAGGAGTCCAAGAACAAGACGCGCAGAGCGTCCAAGGCGATGTGGGCCGATCCCGCGTACGCCCGCGCGCAGACCGCCCGCAACCAGGAGATATCGCGGCGTCCAGAAGTTTTGGCAGCGCGCGTAGCGGCTACAAAGGCGATGTGGGCGGACCCAGAAAAACGAGCGCGCATGCTGGAGGCCAGGGCAGCGAAGAAAACTACTTCCAAACTTACGACACCCGTGCTACAGTAGCCCCCGTGACCAAGTAAATAACTGCCGCAGACCCGCTTGGGGGTACGCTATGAAGACTGGGCAGTCACCTCTCTCATAGGAGTCTCAGATGGCCCAGTCCACTTTCTCAGGTCCGCTCCGTTCGGGCACAGTGCGTGATGGCGCTCCCGCGCTCAATAACGTCGCTGTCGCAGTCGGCGGTTTCAACGTCGGACGCCCGGTCTTGACACAGTCCTACACTATCCCATTCGCAGGCATGCTCTCCGCAGGCTCCGCACTGTTGGTGTTCAACCTGCCCGCAGGTTCCAAGATTCTGCAGATCGCGACCGAAGTTACCGTGGCCCTGGCTACCGCGACCAACTTGGCGCTGCAGTTCGGTATCACCGGCACCGTGGCAAAGTACTTCGCTTCGTTCAACACGGGCGCTACCGCAGGCCGCACGGCCCAGGCTACGCCTGACGCCGCCATGGTCACGCTGCAGTGCGACAACATCGGCACCGCTGACGTCCCCATTCTGATGACGGCAACTGCCGCCACCGGTAACGCTTCCGCAGGTTCGGTGGTTGTCACGATCTCCTACGTGCAGCGCAACGCCGACGGCACTTAATAGGCGGCCACCATGGCACGTCCAGTACGTCAGAGCTACACGACGGCAGGCACCGGGCAGACATCGCCGGTGATCCTGAACAACTTGAACGGGTCTCCGTTCAACGTCAACATCGGGGTGGACTTGAGCGCCGGGGCTACGATGACCTACACGGTCGAGTACACCCTGGACGACGTCTTCTCCCAGACCTTCAGCGCAGCGTCTGCCACGTGGTTCTCCACGACGGGCTTGACGGCCCTGAGTGCAGACGCGGCGGGTGGCATCACGGTGCCCGTGACAGCGGTGCGGCTTAATGTGACAGCGTGGACCAGCGGCACTGTCGCCTTCACCGTCATTCAAACGGGGTGATTATGGAAAAGCAAGACATTGACGCTGCACGCGGCGCTCTGACCAACATCCTGGCGGTGACCGCACCGATCTAGTCGGCACTCCAGAGT